TTTTTGCATTCCCCGTAAGTCAAAAGTCTGCGTTAAGGGATGTAAATCGTGATTTTGCCATGTGGAGAAAAATGCTTATCTTTGCACCAAAAAATGGCAAGCGACTGTACTGACATAGATGTTGTTTTGCGCCAGATAAACCAGCGTCTGCGCAAACTTGAGAAGTCCAACTCCGAGAAGACTGAGGAGATCGGACGCCTCAACCGTGTCATTAACCAGAAGGACGTGGAGATACATAATCTAAAGACAGAACTTGCTTCCACAAAGGCAGAACTTGCCGTTGCTAAAGAGCGCATCAAGGAACTCGAGGGAGCTGATGACGATACGTCAAGTACACCAGGGAAGCCCGAGAAAAACAGCAGCAACAGTAGTATCCCTCCATCCCAAGAAAGTATCGCTTCTCGTGAGCAGCGCAGGACAAAGTCTCTTCGCAAGCCAAGCGGAAAGCCGAGCGGTGGACAGCCTGGCCACAAGGGTCACACACTGCAGACTATAGCAGAACCAGACGTAATTGTAAAGCACGAACCCGTCTATTGTAAATGCTGTGGTCGGCTCTTGATTGATATACCATGCCAGAAGATCCGTAAGACACAAATTGTTGATATCAAGGTGGTCGTAGAGACCTGCGAGGAACAGTATTACGAGAAGGTCTGTGAATGCGGTTGCGTAAACAACTGCGAAGCTCCCAACTGTCGTATCAAGTATGGTGACAACCTCCGTGCACTGGTGACATACCTTAATGTAGTGCAGTGTATTCCGTTCAAAAGGATTGCAGAACTTATATCCGACCTGTCCGGCCAGAATATAAGTGAGGGTACAGTACAGAACATACTCAAAGAGAATAGCGGCAAGGCAGACTGTGCATATGAGGAAATACGCAAGAGGCTGGAAACAGCGTCTGTCGTAGGAGCCGATGAAACTGGTGCTACGGTAGGAAAGCATCTGCATTGGAACTGGATATTCCAGAACGACCTGCTTACATACGTGTTCCAGTCAGAATCGCGAGGTCAGAAGGCCATAGATTCCAAGTTTCCAAAGGGACTTCCCTATTCGACACTTGTGACAGACAGACACCAGAGCTACTTCAAGATGAATGTTAAGGATCATCAGGTCTGTCTGGCTCATCTCCTTAGGAATGCAGAGTATCTGAACGAACTGGATCCAAACCAGGACTGGTCACGGAGATTCATCCAACTGATAGAACACTCTATAAATCTCAGAAGAGAGGGCAACATTACCTCTAGAAAGATAAAAGTACTGAAGACTAAGATGAAGAACCTCTTGGGTGAAAGCCTCACGCATTTAGATAACGAGTTTGAGAAATTCAAGAGAGGTATCCTTAAGGTCAAAGACTACCTGTTCACCTTTCTCTCCAATCCAAGTGTGCCATACGATAACAATGCCAGTGAGCGGGGAGTTAGGAAAATCAAGATAAAACAGAAAGTCAGTGGTTGCTTCCGAACAGACGGCGGTGCCGATGATTTTGCCAAGCTGCACTCCATCGCTGAAACTGCTATGAAGAACGGAAATTCGAAATTCAATGCAATTCTTGCTGTAGTACAACAGTAAGACGATTACTCATGCCCATAGGGGGTGCTGAGTAGTTACCAGATGGAGCAATATTGTTATAAACTTCTAATTCAATACAGCCTGATTTCCTTTCTGCTGGGAACGCACGAAAGTATAGCTTATCATTGATACTATAATCATAGTCAATAGCATTTGTTTCCCATTTATTCTTACATAGAATTTTCTGAGTGAGAGGAATCGGTACAATATCCTTAACCCAAGCACAGCACTCACATAAGAGATAGCCTTTCTCTCCTAATTCCGCACCTTCAATGTTTTCTAAGCGGACAACACCTTTCGTAACCGTTCCATCGTCCAACTCCAAAGTCTTTGATGGGTCTGATGATGTTACTCGGTAAACGACATCTTTGGCAGTGTCTAAAGGCACTCCATTGGTCATTACCAAATCTCCTGGAATGTATTCTAACTTATCCATACGCTTTACTTTATTAAATTAAGTTCTTTCTTGCCCAAGCTTCTGCCTTTGGCTTAGTCTTGAACTGTTTGTTTTTACTTCATGCCAAACTCCATAAGGAGCGGTCTTATATTCGATGAGAAACAAACCTTTCTCAATTTTGACTATTCTATATTCAAAATACATACGCTTATATTTTTAAATTGCTATCTAATTGCAAGCCAAAAAGAATATGTTGGAGTTCATCTACACATTTTATCATAACAGTATCGTCTTTTCCGTCATTGAAAGATACTCCGATAATTCCCAAGAAATTATTATATCGCAAAGTGAAAGGGTATTCTTGGTGTTTATACCACCTATGCCCAAAACATTCTCCTTCAGAGCGATAACATGTCCATCCATTCTTTTTAAGAAACTCTTCCCAAATATGAACGTGCATAATATCATTTTGATAAATTTTGCCCAAGCTTTGCCCATCAATAACTTTCAAGTCGTAAGAATAATCTATATTGAACGGATAGATGCTACAGACAATACAAATAAATCCGTGACTATAAACTATATCACCCACCATATAACGAGGTGGTTTCCTAAATTCTTTCTGTGCCATACGCTTTACTTTTCTAAAGATGAATATATCCATTTACTTCACACAGAACCTTTTCTAGCAGGTTCTTTAGAATATTCAATTCATCATTTGAATATGTAGCTATAGGATAACCATCAAGGGTAGTTTCGCCAAAGTAGCTACGACTTATCTTTAATGAGTGTTTATTCTTTTTCATTTTTATACCTCAACTTCTTTAAAGATTATATTTTTATGGTCTGAGCGTTGTTTACTTTCGCATGGATATTTTCTCCAAACTTCACAAGCACCCTTACTTTCAAAGAAGCAACCCGCACAAGTTATAGTCTCAGTAACAACGATACCCAAGACAACTCTTTCGCCAACTTTAAGCTCTTTCATACCTAGCCCTCCACGTCTTTAGTTGTGCCTAACAAATGCTCATTACCAGCATAAGGAATGCAATATACCCAATTAGTATAAACGCAATGATAATATTCATCTTTGTCTATATAACCAAACAAATTTGCACGCCACTTATCTGATTCACTATCTCTAACCAACACCTTATCAAATGGTTTCAGCTCATCAAACTTTGGCTTCAAGCCCACAATAGCTTTCTTCTCAGCATCCCAAGCCTTGCTCTTCTTTGCGAGAGCAGAGAAGAGCTGTTGCTTCTCTTCGTCTGTAGATGGACGAGCTGTACAGAAGGCTTTTTGGCAATAACTATCCTCATTAACAATAGCTATGTTACCGTCAAGAAAAGCATGACCATAATACTTTTCGTCATCTTCTGCTTTGAAAAGATAGATAAGCTTATCTCCAATATGAGGTATAATGGTGACAATATCCCCATCCTTGAACTCAGACTTTTCAATTTTCAAAGTTTCAAAGTTTAACTTATAGCCTAGTCTTTTCTCTATTTGGCGGATGTATTTCTGAGCGTCTTCTTTGTTTGCTTTGCTGAAATCTGATGTTGGCAATTCGTCTTCATACTCTCCGAAGCACATTGTAATACCCTCATTTTTCCATAGATAATTATTACCATTGAAAGTTTCGTAGGTATCATCATCAAACCCCTCGAAGATAACATGTGCATTTCCATCTTTGTTAACTAGAATGTCTCCTGTATTCCAAGCTAGCTTAGACCAGTCTCGCATTTCTTTGGAAGGAAGGAGAATCTGTAAGCCATCAAGCCAGCATTTTTCTGTACCTAGTTTTGAATAATCAAACATAAGAGTACTGCCTACTTCATTATTTGATGTACATTCTATATAAGTACCAACGTCTGTTGTGTGGACTTTATCTAACTCTACGTCTATATTGCGTAATAAGTCGTACAACTTAGTTCCTTGCGGCTTATACTTTAGTATTTTCGCTATGTTTATCTTTTCTTTCATAACTAAACCAATTTTTGCGTTAAACAATACTGGTAGTAACTCATACTACCAACGTATTTTGATATTTTGGGCAGCTCACCATCATAAGGAGTGACTTTCAAGCCATCAATGAAATCAGCATTCTCAGTTGATACCTCAGTATTATGCTCATTCATAAACACCTTTTGCGCTGTCGTAGAATGGCTTTCAGCTCTCAGCTTACCGAGTGAACGCCAAACCTGCTTGCGATGGATGAACAATCCATGCAAAGGAATAGTTCTTACTTCTACTTTTGTACCCATCTATCTTTCAATTAAGTTAGCTTTCAACTCTCTCAACTGATTCAAAGCATCATCGAGAGCGTTATGATTATTATTCTCAAAGGTCTTCCACTCTTTAATGAACTCCTTTGCGGTTCTGATGTCTCTAGGTTGCCAAAACTTCCAGGGAGCTTCCATATTAAGATACTCGCATATGTCTTTAATGCAAAACAGGTCCATTGCCCCTTTAGTCCACACTATAGTGTCTTCTGTATTGTATCTATTAAAGATTTGATATAGCTTATCTACTAAAAATTTGTAGCTATGGACAATATGAGTAGGCTTATTACTTTCTGGACTGTTCTTTTGCTGAATCCACCAGAGTAAAGTTTCTCCAGTGAATGTCCTTTCACAAGTGTTCCAAGTTTTAGGTTCTGTTTGTATCAGATAACGATCTAATACATCGAAATTTTCATCTGCTGGTACTATGCCAATTTGAGTAATAGCAGCATCATTTCTTCTACCTAATGTTTCTATGTCTATAATAATATGTTTTGCCGTTTTCATAATCTAAACCATTTAAAGATGATAATAACTATTTGATACCCTTGCGCCCAAATCGAAGCAGCCCACGGCATCCGGCTTTAAGAAGCGTTTCTCTAACTTCTCCAATGCCTCTTTATACTTCTGTTCCATGTGCTTACAATGAAGTTTCTGAGCGGTTCTAAGTTGCTCGACAACACCCTTGCGAGCAACTTTATATTGTTTGTCGGACATCATTGTTTTATTCGTTCACATAGTTGATTACGTGCTCCTGTGCTTGCTCATGCAAGTTATCAAAAGCGTCTTCTATAACTTTGGCTGTCTGATCGCCATTAAGGTTCTTCAGCATTTCGCCAACAACTTTTACCTGATGTTCTATAGGTAAAGAACAGAACTCTTCAACAAGGAAGCTTTTCTGATAATTGTAAGACATATCGTGAAATAAGTCTGATAAATCTACGTTTGCTTTATATACTGACATAATCTTAATCGAAAATATGATGGTTCAACTTTCTTTTTCTGAGGTTTCTCTTAATCACTTCCATATCCTTGTGGTCGTTAGTGTGGTCCGCAAGAAGTTTGATGATTTCATAGATGTCATTTGCGTTATCCTCCAGGTTGGCGCAAATATTCTCATCACCGAAGAAACTCTTATTAAAGGGTTTCAAATGGAAGTAGTACTTTTTGGCTGCATCCTGCATTTGAGTGTAGTGCATCTTCTGCTCTTGCTTGTAGCGAACGCTTAACAGCCTAAACATGCCCTGCTCATCCTTGATGAGCTGATCTAATACATCTGTTACCATTGCAATCAAACAGCCATTGACCTGCAGGCGTTGAATAATCTTTTCCTGCTTCAAGCCAGATGTTACACCAAGCTCTGAGAGTGTAACCTTCAAATCGTTTACTGTAACTTTCTCTTTTCCCATTGTCTTACTTTTTAATTATCAAACCATAAACCTGTATATCTCCATTCCCATTGATGGCAAGTGTCATTAGGCTTCTTGCCTTCACAATAGCATATATCGGAAGATATGCAATTACTACATACATGTTTCATATCTTTTGTTAAGTCAATGTGAAATCGTTCAGTTCTTCGTAGACAACTTTAAGCCATCCTTTCATGTATATCATGGCATTCAATGCACCATATTCTTTTCTACGTTGTTTTGCTTTGTAAAGCATAGCTTCAATTGAAGCTACTTCGGATTTAAACGTTTCTTCGTATTTCATTGCTCTATATATTGTGGAGTGATGGTTAGTCACCCCATTACCTTTATGCTACGTCTTGAATCCATTCTTTAAGAATTGTACCATCTTCATTGAAGATATCAAGCTCTACTCCGTCATACTTAACTTTCTTGCCTTCGTCTAAAGCATTCTCGAAATCCAAATCTAAGATGTGCTTTACGTCACTGAATGTTTCTTGTTTTTGACTGAGTGGCTGATTTTCAAAAACAACATCTTCGTATGTGTTATCTTTGAACTTTGTTGCCTTAATAACGTACTTTACCTTTTTCATTGCTCTTATCATTTAATTTGTTAAACTTATTTGTTGTTTAATTAACTGATGCAAAGATACAAAGAAATTTTGGATTGACCAAACGTTACTTTCTTTAATCGCTTTTTAGCAACTTTATTTAACTTTTAAACCGCATAACTATCTGTAATTCAGTTTGTTTTCGGCATAATGAATGCGTTGTCTTACCAAAACTTCCCCTACATCTTCAAGGCTGATTTTTCCTTTCTCGATTCGAGGATTCTCGCAGATTTTATAGATAACGGTGTCATCTATGCAGATAACAGGATATGGAGCCCCATCATCATTAGGACGATCTGAGAGGCAGACATGGCGAGCTGCTTCATTAATACGCTTCTCGAAATCTTTCTGTGATTTCAGTTTCTTTCTCTCCTGTTGTAATGATTGGTCGCCAAGAATTTCAGCCTTGAACCAATCTGTAACGTCTTGTAACATCTTCATTGCTCTTTTGTTTATAGATTATATACTAGTGTCTTTTACCCCACTTGATAGCGTTGTAAATGGCGTTTCTAAACATTCTTCTTTCCTCATCATTTTCAAGGAAGGTTGCTAATCTAGCTTGCTTTATAGCAAACAAGAAATCTTTGTCTTCTTTAATTTCCATATCTACTTTCTTAATGATTTACCTGTGAAAGGAACAAACTTAGTGATGGCTTTTAACCTATCTATAGTTCGTTCTCCATATTTTGCTTCGAGTTCGTTTGCAGTTAAGTTGGTGGTAATGATGAGAAGCTTCCCCTTTTGCTCTGCTGCATCACATAACTCTGAGAATGCGCATCTAACATTACCAAAAATCTTCGCAAGCTCTTCTGTACCAACATCATCAATACAGATGATGTGAAGTTTTAGAATATCGTCAATCTTTGTATTTAGCTCCTGGGCTGAAAAGATACTCACGATTTTTTTGCAAGAGTCTTGGAGTAAGAGCGGTAGAATATGCTTTGCTATTAGAGTCTTTCCGAGACCGCACCCACCTGTAATAAGAAGTCCCCTGCCTTCGTTGTCAGACATCCAATCAACAATAGGGCGATAATTCTTCTCCATCCATTTTGCATGAGATTCCTTGCCAAAGGTGTATCTTTTGACAAAATAGTCTAGACCTCCTCGTAGCCTTTGTTCTGCATTAGGTATCCTTATTCTCACCTTGTCAGCGAGAAACAAGGCTTCTCCTTTTTCGAACCTTTGAATAATTTGATTGAAATCTACATTCATAATTACCATCCTCCTTCGTTATAATCTTTGTTTTCCGAATTATGTAGAGCCGTACCAGATTGCTTTGTTCCGAAGTCTTTATTTCGTCTTGCCCAATTTTGTAGCCTTAGATTTAAATCCCATGTTTTCTCAGTCTCACACCTCATCCTAGTTTTGGACTTATTCGTTTCTGACCAATAGTCATAGAACTTTCTGATCATATCCTTACCATAAGTCGCGACATAAGGAACTAACTCTTGACTGAATTTCTTCTTTCGTTTTTCGGTTGCTGCCGCAATCTCCTCTTTCGTTTTCTTAGGCTTATCTTCCTTAGGTGCTTCTTCTGCAGGTTTAACATTTTCTTTTTCCTTTGGCTCATTTTTAGGCTTATCAGCTTTATCAGCTAAATAGTTGTCATAATTGCAGATTGTGATGATGGAGTATAACCTTTCCGTACTCACTTCTATTAGCTGCATTTTTACTAGCTTTGACAAACAGGTTCTAACTACTTGTTTCCCTGCGCCAATAGTAGCGCTGAGTTTTCCAAGACTAGTTAAAAACTGCCCCCTTTGCTCAACTATCCCATCATGTTTTACTTCTTTCTCCTTTGCATTGTTTAGCAAATAAAGAAAGAGAGAAAGCATTTCGGGTTTGTCGAACCAATCCCAATCAAAGATGCTGCGAGGAAGTCTTATCCAATCTGCCATAGTTGTACAATAAAACCTCAACTTTCTTGTTTAGCTGCTTACGCAGGTGGAACCCAAACAATACTTATTGAGGTCTGAATATTTTTTATCCGAAAGTTCCACGTTTCAGAGATTTAATTTCTTTTGTGCAAAGATAATAAATTATTTATTGATTAAATAATATTACCGCAAATATTATCAAATATTAACTTTGATACCTTTGAGACTGCTAAGTTTCTTAACCTCAGCCGTATAGTGAACAATCATATCTTCTAGTTCGCTATTTGTGAAATGACATGTAGAATGCGCCTTCACGTTTAGCAAATCAAATCTTTGCTGCCCTATTTTTTGAATGAGGTTGCGTTGGTAGCCTATGAGGTGGTCCGCAGAGAAACGATTGCAGTATTTACATTCAGCATGGCAGTTATCTTCATTGAATCTAGTTGCCATGTGGCGGCGACTATGGAAGTGACCGCAGTCCACATCTTCAAAGCTCTTTATCTGCCCGCAGGATATACACCAAACATAACCATTATCCATAACATCACGTAAACGGATATAAAGAGAGAATATCCGATCGAGCTTTTTAACCAAGTTAGGTTTGCTCTTAGAAGTAGTCTTTTTTACCTCTTTTTTTTCGGTTTGAGCCGCTTTTGGCTTGCGGTTGAAATAGTATTTATTCATAACCATAGGACTCTTTAATATAGCTTATTTCCGTGATGGTATTCTCTGCTTTCGTTATAACGCATCTTCAAGTTGATGTGCTGAACGAGGTCGATTCCAAGTGCTTCTGCCCATTCAAATACGGAGGAAAGAATACTTGTATATAAGACACAGAACATTTCTGCCTTTACACTTATAGATGAGTCAAGGTTGCACGAAACGATAGTTCTAGTAACAACCATAGCGTCCTCTGTAAAGCTATGTTGTTTAGCATATTTAACCTCAGAGTCAAATGTGGAAAATCCGTCCTTTGCCACAACACCACAAACACCCATTAAATCAAAGACACGAATACAAATATCTGCCAACTCGCTTTCTACTTTTCCCTCGATGGTATCAGAGTAGTATTTATTGAACAAATTGCCACCATGGTCGTTGGCAAGTACGGTTTTAAGACCTTCTTTGTCAAGGTCGTCCATATAGTTTCCTTTGCGGTCAGCTTGTACGGCTTCTGCTACTTCTGTGCAGACCATCATCAACCAATGCGCATTAGACTTTTCTTCTTCATGCCATCCATGTTTGACAGCATTATCGTAGGCTTTTTTAACCCACTCATTAATCTGTTTTGCTTCAATTTTCATAATTCAAAAACTTACGTTAGTCAATTGTTTACCTAGAGACTTGATACACCATCTTGATGAACCTTGCACCTCTAGGTCTATTCTTAAATCAGAGACTTTTCCGAAGGAACGGAAACTACCACCAAGGTCGATTATCCATCCATCTTTATCCTTGAAAGGTCTGATAGCTCGTCCCACCATCTGATAGTAGAGACTCAAAGACTTCGTTGGTCTTGCCAAGATAACCGTGTCAAGTGCAGGATAATCAAATCCTGTGGTGAGAACTCCGACATTAGAGACAACCTTTATGGTGCCATCCTTGAACTTCTCCAAGATAGCTTCACGTTCTTTCTTTGGAGTCTCGCCTGTAACGATTGCAGAATTAATACCTTTCTGTTGCAGTTTATCTGTCAATCTTTCCGCTTCTTCCGTGAATCGAGTGAAGACCAAAACTCCTTTTCTCGGTATTTTATTCTTTGGCTTCAATACACGTAGGGTAGTGGAAGTAAGCTGATCATAGAATCCGCTTCGTTCATATTCCAACTTTAGGGAGTTTTCATCAAAGTCGTTTCCTGTTGAGTTGGCATGCACATTAGACATATCTAGCTGAGTGCAATCGAAGTATCTCAAATCGGCAAGATAACCTTTTGCAAGCAATTCTGAAATCTGACAATAGTACAGAACCTCATCGAATATTCTTTGTCTAGTTCTCGTAAGGAACTTTAGCATCGATTTGCCATTAAGTCCCCTTCCTATCGATATGGTGTTGCTGTTAAGCCGATAACCTGTCTATCCGCGGCTTCGAAGAAGGTTTTGTATTGTCCACCTTTCGCATTACAAAGATGGCATTCATCAACCATTACGTACTTGAAGTGCTGAAAGTCTTTCATGTGGTTCATAACGCTTCCGATGGTAGCAAAAGTTATTCTGTTTATATCCTTACAACCAACAGAAGCGGAATATACTCCACAATCAAAAATACCATAGCTTTGCAGTTTAGCGAAGTTTTGCTCTAGAATTTCCTTTGACGGACAAAAGATGAGTAGCGGACTATCCAACTTACTTGCAATATCTGCGATTACAAGCGACTTGCCTGCGCCCGTAGGAAAGATAAGAAGTCCATTCTTCTTAGTCTTGCCTGTGAACGCTCTGACGGCAGCATCACTTGCTTGTTTCTGATATGGTCTGAGTGTGTACATGATTACTCGTCTTCATCATTACCATTCTCATCATCATCACCGAAAGGAAGGTCATTATCATCAGTCTGCTCATAAGCCTTTGTTTTTGGCTTTTCTACTTCGGGGAACTCGATGCCGAAAACTTCCTTCATAGCCTGTTGATTGACATCTTCCTGGCTCCATAAGCCGCTTCTATCCCAATCTGGAATTTTCTCAACCTTGCAAAGCTGGAACTTATCTTCTACCCAAGCAAAGAAGAGGTAATGACCATTGAGAGCAATACGAGCGGTCTTAGTAGAAGGTAAGCGGAAATCCGTGATACCATTCTTAACTCTTGCTGCCAAATCACTGACTTCAAGAAGTGCTGATGCGTATGCTTCTTCGGCATTCTTCTTCATCGTCTTGATTTGAGCAAGAACGGTTTCCAGCTCTTCCTTGCGCTTTGGCACATCATTCTCCTGCTTGATGCAGTACTCTTCACGGATAGCATGAATCTCGAAATCATCATACTTGCGGTCAACGACCTCATTGTCTGGGAAGAGAGCATTGAACTTGTCATGCAGAACCTTGATAGGTTCGTCTGCACTCTTTGCACCTTCGCAAAGTACCAACACGTCCTTGAACATTTCTTTCTGAGCTTCGGTCAAACAAAACTCAATCTTCTCTGGTCTGTGACCATCCAAATCTGCTAACATAATATTTTCTGTTTTAAATTACATAAATTCTTTGCACTGCTCAATCTGCTGTTGAGCAAAAAATAACATTTCACCTTCATGAGGTGCAGGAAGGTAAAGCCCACACTGAGCACTACTATAATTTCTGAATCTTTCTATTGCAGTTGTCATTTCAGCCTTATCGAGTTCAGTACTACTTCTGATGTAGGTAATCTCCTGTCCCCTTCTGTTAATTCGCTTTCTCTCGAATATATCTCTGTTGCATATCTTCTTAAAAATATCAAACTTAACTTCTTCGAGGGTAAAACCAAATTCAGAAGCAAAGTAACCTAACAGACAATGCAGGTAGCTATTCTGAGCCAAAGAACGTTGAGTGTTCTTTTTCTTCAGTTCAACGTATTCATTCTTCAGAACCATCTGATTACAGGCTTCCTTGAACTTCTTTCTATCGTAAACATTCTTCAAATTATAGAGTGCCATAGTCTAAGTTTTAAAATGGTAAATCATCATTATTACCTTGAATAGGGTTTCCGTTCTCATCTACTGCGGGAGGGAAATTAGGTGCAGGTGGTGCTGCTGCATTTCTTGCAGACTCCATAGCTGCTTGTTGTGCGCTTTGGCATGCCCCTTGTGTAGGTGTTGGCTGATTTCCGTTAGCCGCTTGTGCGGTCTGATTTCCGCCCTGTTGCTGATTATAACGAGATTGATATTTCTCGATTTTATAACCTTGAACGTTAGTGAAGTATCTGACTTGCCCATCTTTCTCTGAGCGTGAACCATTCAAGGAGAATGATACCGTCACAATATCACCCATATTGAAGCCGTTCAAATCATCAACGTGATTGCCTGTAAACTCGAACTTTGGATAGTTTGCTCTCTCTATCTGCCCTGTGAACTGGTTACGATAGGAGCAATCCAAGACAAGCTCTCTTTTTTTGAAGACTTTGTCTTGATAGGGAATACTCTCCGTATTCCCTATATGCTGAATAATTCCACTAATTTGAAATGCCATTTTTACTGAACATTAAAAGTGATACCATTGTCACGCATGAAGCGTTCCAAACATTCCATTGCCTCTTTTGTACCGGTACAAACGTAAGTACGTGTCTCGGTTGGAGTAGGAGGTGCAACCGACTGTCCCATAGCGGCAGCGAAAGCATCCATGGCATCTTCTTCATTAGAAGACATCTTACCATTCTTTGGCTTCTCTTCCTGTTGCTCGGCTGCATTGTTCTCCGCGACTTCCTTCTGAGGTGATGTTGGAGGTGTTGCAGTTTCTTTCTTACTAGGGGATACTGAGCTGGCACGCTGTTCTTTCAGCTTGTTTGCGTATGCGATAGTCTCCTGCAGATTGAGATTCTCCTTGTATCGGGCGGCAAGTGCATCGTAATCTTCTGCAAATAACTTCAAGGTCTCGAGGTCTTTCTTGATGTTATCAACCTTTTCTGTGATAGCTTTTTCGATAGACTTCATTGAAGTTGTCTTGTTGAGCCATTTTGCATCAAAGATGAGGTCTAGTTTGATACCGATGGTTTCCACTCCGCATTTCTCAGCAAGCTTTTCAATCTCTTCTCTCTTAGCTTTCTTGGTGCGATTTTCATCTTCTTTGATTACGCCATCAATGAGAGTTACCGCATTCTTGATAAGCTTGCATGTTTCGTTACAGGTTGTCTTGAACTCCTCAAAAGGTTTATTCCAAACCTTTTCAAGCTCCTTGCGCTTATCGTCAAGTGCTTTAGCTGCCTTGTTGAGTAAAGCCTTGTCTTCCTTGCACTTTGGAATATCATCGGTGCTATAGTTGCTGATGTCATACATAGGCAAAGCCGTTTCAACTCTAGCTTTAACCTCTTTGATATTCGTGGTAAGCTGACCGATAGTTTCTTTGCTTACCACCAATTGCACATCCTTTTCTTGGAGTGCAACGATATTGGTGTTCTTTTCTTCTGCCATATTAAACCAAATTGAATATTTTCTTGTCTGTTATCAAATCTCTGTTTTCTTGAATGAAACTAATCAATCCTTCGCAGTGTTGAGTGAGTAGAGGAATATCCCTTTTAGGGTTAAACGTATAACTCTCTGTGTAGTTTCTGTAATACGTCTTTCCGATTTCCGAGATATTGTATTCGAAGTCGTAAACATCACAACCATTCTTCATAAGGGCATAAGGATAGACCTTATGTTGCCAGTGTCTCTTGTAATTGCCAACCGCATACTGACGTGTTGTTTTCAGATCATGAGTGCAGAACGGCATAAGGTAATCAATGTACCCATACAGCATTACTTTGCCATACATGGTAGGCAATACTGCTTGTATGTAAACCTGTGGCAATGCTCCTTTATAGTAGGCTGCATAATGTCTTACTAACCGAATAGGAAAAATGAAACTTCTTCCATTCAGCTTTGCTTCTACACCGACAGGAATCCTTTTGCTATACGGATATTCTTCTACTTCTTGATAAATGGTGTGGATATCCATATTCTCCGAGTTACGATGAAGGACCATACAATCAATAACCTCATTGAATGCTGTGCCTTTGTCAGCAGCTTCACTATCGAATGATACTCGATTTATCTTATCTATTAACGACTGGAATTGTATCTTCTTGAACTCTTCTGGAGTATGGGGCGGATTTTCAGACCATCCCCAATACTTACTCCAAATGATGTCACTATCAAGGTAGTTCTGATACGCATCCAAAAGCGTCGCATAGAACCTAAACTTGACTACTTCCATAGCTTATGCTGCTTGTGGGTCTTCGTATTGCTTGGTCTTCTTATTGTAAACCAACTTCAAAGCACTTACCTTCTCTGTGAACAGACTTCTTGCATGAAGAATGATGGAGTTACCCAAGTTTTCATAATCTTTGATGTGCTCGATGAAATGGTTTGCCCCTCTTGCGTCAGTAATCAACTGAACACCCTCCTTAATCTCTTCAAGAGCCTTATTGTACTCCTTGACCTTTTCTTCTTTCTGAGCTATCATAGACTGATAACGTGAGAGAATCTGAGTAGCGATGAAGTTATTAGGAGCGGTTGGCTGTCCGTTTGCATCAAGAATAACCGGAATCTGCATACAACCAGGAAGCTGACAGGTGTTCTTACCATCGTTACGACTTGTAGGGTCAAAAGTGATAGTTCTGATTTGCTGTCCATTCTCACTTCTCATTTCGAGATAGCCAAGCAAGTCCAAATCGGTAACGATATTGTTGTAGTTCTTTTCACGAAGTGTAGGGATATACACAGTACTTTCACCTTCCTTGCGTGTGTCACGATGTGCGACAAAGACGATGTTCTTGTTAAGCTGTGACAAAGATGAGGTGAACCATTTGAAGTCGTTATTGATGGTGCCCCAATCCTGTATCTGAGGATTGCGACCATTGCATCTGTAAGCGATGATGAAGTCAATCATCTTTCCAATAGTATCTACAACGATGGTATCGAACTCCTCCAAGTCCTTCTTGTTATAGTTGAGCAAGTTGAGAATATCTTGCCAACTAGAAACCTGTACGATACCGACATTATCATCCAAATGTGCGGTATTAACACGCTTGACACCATTATCGAAATCAAGCAACAAAGGCTTAGGTGCTGAGAGGGCAAAAGTTGTCTTACCCATACCTGCCTGTCCGTAAACCATCATTTTAACGTTTTTCTGAATAGCAATTTCATTGCTTCTTTTAATCATACTCATTGCTCTTAGTGCTTTAAATTATTAAAAAATCCATTATCTTTAGCTAGCTTTACAAACTCGCCCTTATCGTGAACACCTAACTTGCAGTAAGCAGATCTGACATGCTGTTTAATTGTGTTCGGAGAGAGGCAAAGCTTTTCACCAACTTCTTCTTTTGTGAAACCTTGATAGATAAGGTTCATTACCCTTTCTTCGGCAGGAGAGAGCTTGGAGTTAAACTTTTGGCTGCAAATAATGCCTTCGTTCTTACATTCTCCTCGCAGTGGGCATTCAACTTTTTCAAAGTTAAGCCTGCCGAGATTATCAATATCGTAGGTGGTTGTATCAAGCTTTCCGAAGTTGCATTTACAGAATCTTCTGACTATCAAGAACTGATAATAAGGAACATTCATTGCACTCTTTTGATACTCCTTAGATAAAGCCTTGTAGGCTTCGGGGTATCTTTCTCGGATAGCATCAATCATTTTCTTAATGACTTCTGTATCTTTTTCCGAGAGAGCTTGATTTTCGGTACCATCCTTAATGAACCAAAGTTCATCATCAAACATATAAAACTCTACTGCCATAGCTGTTCTTTTGGTATTCCTGTAATTTCAGACAGTTTTTCTATCTGCCAATCAACAATCGGTCTTGTATGACCTTTTGTCCAGTTTCGGGCTGTAGTAAATGACACATCGCATTCTGACATGATGCGCTGAATGAAATCCTTCTTTGGGTACGAGGACTTTGGAAGGTTCTCGTAATAATCCAAAAGGGTCATTTTTTGCTTTTTTTCTTCACTTTTATTTGCCATACAAATAATTTTTTGTAATTTTGCATTGTTATTTAAATATTCACGGTGCAAAGATAAGAATAATATTTGTAAAATCGGTACAAATCATTAAGAAATCTCTGTATTTTAACTTTTATTATACGTATGACAGCAAAAGAGGTTATTAATGCTATCCTTATGCAAGAAAATATAACTGGTTCGCAGCTTGCTAAGGATATGGGACTCAGTAGACCGCAAGCGGTTTATGATATCCTTAATGGTAAGGTTTTGAAGGTGAGTGCGAGAATGGCTAATCTTATCCATACGTCAAAGCCTATGTACAATATCGACTGGTTGTTAACTGGAGAAGGGAATATGCTTAATGATGATATTCCTGCGACTTCAATTAGAGCAGAAAAGCCAAATGAGCAAATAGATTCGCTTTCTGTTATAAATCGTCTCATCGAAATTAACGCACAGAAAGATGTGGAGATAAAGGAGCTACGCCAGGCATACGAACATCTTGCAAGATGTTTCGAGAAGCTAGCTAATGGGGAGACTATTACTCCTGCAGATAAAAAAGCGATTTCTATATAATTAACGTACACGGAAATATTTATAGCGTATGAAACTTACGACAACGCCAACAGGCATGGCGATAACAAAGCGTTTCTTCCTTGCTCTTGATGTTGCTATCAACCAGCGTAAAGCTAGAGGAATACGCACTTTTACCGAATCTCATGGTATCAACTATTGGAATTTCTCTACGTTTAAGAAGTGCCCAGATGGAAGAGCTATCAAATCAGAATGGCTTGCTTGGCTAGTTGAAGATTATAACGTTAATGCCGAATGGCTGTTGACAGGTGTAGGTATGATGTTTAAAATTCAAAATAACCCTTAAAATTTCGCTTATGAGAAGATTTGTTTCTTTTGTAGTAGAATTATTGGTTTGTTCGGCTTGTATGGCTTTAGAACCGCAAGAAATCTCTGTTGGTACATTTTCTATGCGTTTTGAAACGCAAACTGAGCAAATTCATTGGCTTTTTGGAGCAGGTGACTTCGTTGTCAACAAGGATGCCGAAGATTGCGATCCAATGCAAGTTGAGCACTCTATTTCTGTGAAGGAAGGTAAACTGACAATTGATGCAGGTACCGAAGATGAGCTATCCTTCAAGATAACTTCTTGCAGTTATGAGGAAGGAAAAGTTTTTGCTGACCGAGGTGCTGTTGAAGTATACCGCCTAGTATGCCAAGAACTTGATGAGAACATTCCTTCAAAGTGGACTTCTTTAATCACCATTCAGAAGGTTAAAGATGGGGCAAGAGCTAAAACCATCATTACCATTCCTCGGTATGATGAGTATGGAGCAATCTTCAGCATCACTATTTTGCATTAGAACAACCGCCCAAAAATTTCTCGCGCGCACGTTAGTATATTATAATTATATAT